ATTAAACCTGAAAAATCTGGTACAGCATCAATTGATACTTGGTTTATATCAGATGTTTTTTGGTTTGATATCATTTCATCAACAGAATCTACTACTTTAGTAGGTGCTCCAGGCATACCTCCTTGAAATCCTACAGCATCTTGTGATGACATTCCACCATTAAGGTTTCTCCAACCACCTTCAGTATGTGTTTGATTTAAAACATCTGCTAAAGCCCCAGCTCCTTCAAATAAAGGTTGAGTAGGTTTAGTAGGTTGTTGTACTTGAGGTGTTTCCTCAATTAATTCAGATAGCGAGTTTGTTTTTGATTTTTGTTCTACAACCGGCTTCTGAACTATTTTAGTTTCAGTGATAGGAGCTTGCATAATTAAAGATAATTCTTCTTTAATTACACCTCTTACTTCCTCTCTAATTATTTTTCTAAAAGCTTCTAATTTCATGATTATAAATATTTATATATTAACTTTTTCTTCTAAATGCTGGGCGCAATGTTACCTCAACTTTATTTGGTTCTGGACCTATTTTTATTTGGTATTTATCTCTTATATTAACATCACTAATACCATATTGGATTTCAGTATCAGTATATTTTGCTCTTTGTAAAGTTCTAACCCATTGTGGTAGTGCTAGTTCTTCTATTTGTGTAAAATAGGTTTCATATTCTGGTGGGGCAGGCCTTTGTGGTGGTCTATAATTTAATGTTAATTGTTCCCACTCTAACTTAGTTGAATTTCTTAAACCTTCATACCATTGTGCTGTTTTTCTTTTAACTTCTTCAACTTTATTTGGATTAGGATCAACCGTACTTAATATTTGTTCTTTTAATGTATTAAATAATTCCTGATCAGACAAATCTTGTGATCCTGGGGACTTGAGGAGGTTACTTAATGTTGTAGAATCTACAGAACTAAGGGTATTAAGCATATCTGATATGGCTTTAACCTCAGGGTTGTTTGTTTTTTGTTCTTCAAGTATAGGATCTATTAACGCTCTTGTATTAATAATTCTACTTGGTGATTCTTTATCTCCAACACTGCTCGCACCCATTATATTTCCTTCTCCCATAGTTTCATCTTTAACAAAATCTCCTCCTCCAATTCTTGTTTCTATAGGTTCGTTTGGATTTATTGGTTTACCTTCTATTGAATTAGCTGCATTACCAGAAGAAATATTACTAGTTGCTCTATCATTTGATTGAGCTTTTATATTACTAAGGGCTAATGGATTAGATCCTAGATTTTCCGCTAAGTCTAAAGCATCAGAATCACTTATTTGATTAGGTTGTTTATCAGAAGTATTAATTCCTATTATGCCTTCATTTACTCTAATTTTTAATTTATATTTTAATTCATTAATTATACCCGGTAAGTCATCTGAAAAGGTTAAACTTGTAGCAGCTACTATATTATTTTCTGAATCTAAGGCTATTCCTCTTCTTCTAAGTAGGTTTTGTTTATTTTTATCTACTGGTTTATCTTCTTGGATTTTAAGAGTATATCCTAAATATATTTCTTGGAAGTTACCAAAAGCATCTCCAGAATCAGCTACAATTTGGCTATCTGAGTATATATTTTCAGCTGCTTCAATTAAGGGACCATGTTTAGCTGCTTCAAATTTATTAAAAGTATAGTAGTTAAGACGACTTCTAAAATCTTGTCCTAATGTATCTTCAAAAGAAACTCCTGTAGCTAATGATGTTAAATCACCATAGAATACTATGTTTCCAAATTCATCATACCCAAATACACTATCAGGTAAAACCATTATAGTTCCTTTACCATCTATAACAACAAAGGTTGTTGCTCCTGTTTTATTTACTTCAGCTACACCTTGTTGTCCCGCTTCGAATTTATCTAAGTTTGGAATTGTATCTAAAAGTCTTTTTAAAGCAAAAAATGAGTTTCTTGATGCTTCATTCATTGATTCTGAAAAACCAGATTTGTTTAATCCAGGGCAACTTTCTAGTTTAGCTTGTAGTTCAGCTGTTTCTTTAATAAGATATTGTAAATATGTTTTACCAAATGATAATAAACCTATTGTTTTATTAAATTCTCTACTTATTTTTACTAATAAGTCAATAGCTCTACTGATTCCATCTTGTATTTTACTTATAAAATTAGTAGGTTTTTCTATCATTCCTACAGTAGTAAGTAAAGATGGAATTGGTGCTATAACAAGTTGTATAACTTTTAATACAACTCTTATTACTTTAAGAACTATAACTACTGCTTTTATAATATTGTTTATAGTTGTTATAAGTGATATAGCAAAATCTATTATGTTAACTATAGTTTTTGCTGTTTTATTAATAACACCAACAACCGCTGCTAATTCTTCAAATGGTATAAAATCTCTTAAAAATCTATTTATGTTTTCAATGTCCTTTTTAAATCCTTCTTGTAAAGCAAACTTTAAATCAGTATATGGCAATATTTTATTATAGGCATCTCTTAATTTTCTAGATTTAGCTATAGCTTCTTCGGCTGTAAAACCACCAGCTAGTAAACTCCCTGCTGTTTGAGCTTGGTCAGCTATATCACTAGCTCCTGATTGGTTTCTTTCTTGGATGTCTTTAATTTCATCATTAATATCTTTTATAGCTTTTTTAAGAGCTCTTACTCCTGGGAAAGAGTTGGGGATTGCTTTTAGAGCAAGTTCTACACTAATAAAGTCAAATCCTCTTAAATCATTAGATATATCTACTAAATCATTACCTATTCCTTGAACATCACTTACTAATTGATTTTCTCCTTCTATAGTAAAATTATTAAAAGTTGCGAGAACAGGTATATTAGCATCATCTGTAATCACATCACCATTATTGTTTCTTTGATATGGTGGGGTTGATGGAGAAATACTTTCTACATTAATTATATATCCATTTCTATTTACTTCTTCAATACTTCCTCTCATAAGAGAAGTAACTTTTGGATTTTCATTTTGAGTAATTGTTACAAAGGAACCTCTTGTAAATTTATTTTCATCTCTAGTATTTAATTCAATTTTACCGGTTTTAAATTCTAGAGAACCCCCTACAGGTGTAGCTATATTTTCCATAGTTCCTCCTACTAAAGAAAATTTTCTAAATTTACCTACTAGTTCGTTTATTTCTTCTTGTACACTATCAAAGGCATTAGCTACTTCACTGCCTGGGGGGAACAGGTTATTTATAGCAAACATTAAAGGATTACAAAGATCGTAAGTATTAATTACTTCAAGTGTATTTACTACATTAAGTAAAGAAGGATTTTCACCTATATTTCTAATAGCATATTTTATTTCATTTCTTTTTTCATTATCTCTAAAATCTACTAATTCTACAGGTTTAGTTTTGTTACCATATACAATAATCATAACAACATTCTGTAAGCCTTTATTGAAAGATTGTATAGAATTATATGCCTTCTCTAATATTTTTTTAGGTTCAGTGGAAACTCCAGCATTTATAGGTTGTATATTCATAATTACTGGGTTTTAACAGTGTCTGATAGTACTCCAGGAAGTAATTCACTTAGTGCTTCTGTTGCCTTTCTTAAACCTTCTCCTGCTCTATTTACACTTGCTATTTTTACATCATTAGAATCTGTGGCTTCTTCAAGCTCAGGTACTGTAATTTGGTTTATTACAAGTAAAAATTGTTGAAAAATAGCTAAGAATTCATCTCCTTTAATTACTGGGTGTTTAGCATCTAATCCTAAATCAATTTGTGGTGAATTAATAATTGTTTTACCACCACTATCTATATTAAATGTTCCATTAGTTGATATACCTACTGCTTTATCTCCTAATATAAAAACAGAATCATCTTTAGCATTAAGTAATACTCTATCTGAATCAATAATAATTTGTTTTCCTCTATAAGGAAAAACTGGTTTGTATGATGTTGCTGTAGGTGCTTGGGATGCTCGTGTTTGTCTTTGGGTTTCACTAAATTGAGGAACATCACCAGTATTAGCATCTAATGAAAGGGCATCTAATTCAGGTATACCATTCTCAAATTGCTTTAACATTTTTTCAGCCTTTCTTTTTTTCTTTTTAAGGCCAAAAATAGCAAAGGATATACCTTCAGGATAATTAAATAATATATCTAAAATAAATTCTATCATTGCCTATCTATATTATCTAAAGGATTACGGTTTCTAGGATAAGTAAAGTCTCCTTCTCCACCAGGAACACCAGCACTACCACCACCACCACTTCTACCTCTATTTCCTGTTCTATTTCCTGTTCTAGTTTCTGTTCTATTTCCTGTTCTAGTTTCTGTTCTATTTTCTGTTCTAGTTTCTGTTCTATTTTCTGTTCTAGTTTCAGTTTCTTCAAAAATTTCATCTACATCAAATTCATCTCTTTCTTTTAACTCTTCTTTTACAACATTAGATCTAGTTTGAGAAGATTCTTCTGTTTGATTTACTTGATTAATACTTTCAAGTTGTAATTTTAATTTTTCAATTACTTTTTTATCATTTTCTGCTTCGGTAGATAAATCTGGTTCTTGGTTGATGACATCATAAGTATTTTCTGTATCATCTAATTCTACAAGTGAAGCAGAAGGATCTAAAACAGGTACATTTTGAAGTAATTTAGTTGTATTAGCTATAGGTACAGCATCAATTCCAAATGAAGCAAAATTATTTGAAGCTAAAACAACTGGAATAGTTTGTCCTGATGTCATATAAATTGAAGAATCATCGTTTTGAATATCTTCATATATTGGGAACCAATTATTAAAGTTTGGTAAATCAACTTGTGATTGACCATTTCTTATAATTGTAATAGGGTTTCCTTCTTTACCTTCTGTACTCCAAGGACTTTCTACATTTTTATTTTCTTCAGATTGTTTTGCTGTTGAGCCAAATCTAATTGAGTTTCCAAATCTTCCCTCTATTATAACGTCCCCCTCATTTGGAAATAAATTTCTTATATTTGCTTTTTCCTCAAAAGTATTTCCAGGTTTAGGTTCTACTACTTGACTATCTTTATTATTTTCAATTCCTCTTTCTACATCCTCTTTAGGTATGGTATCAGTATTTTTACTAGTAGATGAGTTTGAAGGAAGCATATTTAAATGACTCCTTCCCCAAACCGAGATAGCATTTGTATAATAAAAATCTATAGCATCACTATTTCCCTCTAAAGCTATATTTCTAGAAGGACCGGACATTATAAAAACTATCTCATTAATTAAAGGAACCTTTCTAACATTAGTATCAAGAGGATAGGCGATAGGCCCTTGTGGAAAATTTTCTTTAGAAGTACTATTACCTAATAATTCGAATTTAATAGCTCCAATGTTTGCGAATTCACCTGTAGTTTGAAATATAGATGCTCCATTAGTTGATGTAACTAAAGAGATATCTATAACTCTAGCAGCTAGTAAACCTCCATTTTGTATTACAGATATTGGATTACTATTAGGTACAAAGGTAGAGTTCCCTATAGTGGGAAATTGGCTATTAACTGGCATGCTTGGCCTCTTCTAATTTAGGTACTTCTATTTTTTTATCTAATTCTTGAAGAGAACTAAAGAGCATTTCTTTATCCTCGTCAGTTAAAAGTTCTTCCGAATCAGCAGCCTTAGTATTCATTGCTCTTTGGACAATACCTGCCATTTTAATTAGAGCATCGTCATTTTTAATAGCTAATTCCATATATTCTTTAATTAGTGGAACAATCATTGTTGCCTCACCTGGTGAGGTAATTAATGGTTTTAGTCCCTCTATCAAAGAACGTAATTGAACTTCTTTATCTTTTTGATTTGTATGTATTTCTTTTAAAAGATCGGCAAAGTTTTTCTTTCCGAATAATTTTATGCTTGAAAAATCCATAATTTATGCTTTGGATATAAATATGGATATATAGGAGAGTTAGAACTTCATACTAACATACCCGTGTTCATTATATTGGCTCATCAATCTAACATATATTTTTTTCATTTTTTTAATTACTTTAGTAATTTGTGGTGTAGATTGATCAGTCATTTCACGAATATATATGTATATAGCTTTTTTATTAAATAATTCTATATTTTCTCTTTTACGAAATAACTCTAATATAGCATCTGCTGTTTTAGCATCTTCTGGTTTAGGAAAGTGGTCAAAGATATATAATTCAAAATATCTAAGTAAATACTCTATGAATTCTGTAGCTCTATCCATAGGTTCATCTGGTGAGTAATTGTTGGTTAAGTCAATTACTATGGATTGATCTGTATCAACAGCATCAACACCTGTTTTTTGTTTTAATTTTTTATAATTATTATTATTATAAAGTATTAAATATCTTTTTGCTATAGTACCAAAGTAAGAAAATGCTTTACCTTTACCTTGTTTATATAAATGAAGTTTTTCAAGTAAGAATGTTATTACCTCGTGTTGTAAATGTTGGATTGTATCTACTTCTGTATAATAGAATTTAAATGTATGTATAATATTTTCTGTTAATTTAAAAAAACCATATTTTATACGTGCATTATATATAGCATTACGTTTGTCTTGATCGGTTTCATTAACATACTCAATGATAGCATCTTCCGTATCTTGGGTGAAATATTGATTTTTGGTTTTTGGCCTTCTTTTTCTTAAAGTTCCCTTTTTAGTATATTGAGGTCCTTCATCTTTTTGGGGTACAGCTAGAATTTTACCCTCAAGAGATTCGTCTAATGGTGTAATCATTTACTTATGGTTGATGTTGTACTCGTTGATTAAGTCTTGAATCTCCTTTATACCTTTAAAAAACCACCCAATTTCATCATCAGATTGAAATATTTGTTTTGAATCTATTTCTTTAATTTTTTTATTTGACTCCGTCATTATAGTAGATATAGTTTGAATATACTCATTTTGAGTATTAATTATATCTTCTTGTCTTTCATTTTTTCTAAGTAAATTCCAAATTATATAGGAAATAGTTCCAAAAACTAAAATCCCAACATTAATTAATATTATAGTGGTTGTAGTCATTAGAGATTCTTAACTAAATTCATTAAATTATCATTATCAGAACCTATTTTATCTAAGTTAGTGTTAACTCGATCTTGCTTTGTTTGTTTTGGTTTTGGTTGATCACCGAAAGTGTCTAACCATTCCCTTTCAAATTCAATTCTGGCTGCCATAAGGTCTGCCTGATGTAGAATAAAGGGAAGTGAAGTACGAGGTTTAGTTTCAGGCATAAAACCTTTTAAATAAGGCTCATTTGCTTGATCGTATAAACCATCGTGTGTTTTAATAGCAATCCATTCATTTGTAGTTAATTGGATTCCTGCCTGTTGTAATAAGAATAAACCTCTATCTGGGACAGTCATATATTCATTATTAGTATTAAAGGTGTACATTTCACCTAAATTTTTCTTTCTCCATTCATCCTTAGATGGTAAAACGGCAACATGTTCTAATGTTCCTATTTTACCTAAATCATGGTTTAAAGCGGAAACAAATAGTTCCTCCTCCGTGTAGGTATCTTTTGTTCCCATTTCCTGCCACACCTTATGAACCTTAAATGCGGCAGTTATAACACGTATAACGTGATCAACATAACCCCCGGGAAAACAATTGTGATACGCTTTTTTATGAGAAGCAGGTAATAAAGCAATTCTTTCGTCTAGTTTATTATAAAAATCTAGAAACTGTTGTTTACGCTCGCCTCCAACATATTTTTCAATACCATTTAAAAGAACGTCGTAATTGCTTTTTATTTGCTCCGCTGTTAAAACCATTTATTGTTGTGTTTCGTTATTTAGATAAGTTTGAGTTTGATCAATAATTTCTTTTATATTGTCAATCGTTTGGTTAACTTGCCTTTGCTCACCTCTTTGTGCGTTGGATTTTACAACATTAAGCTGGTTACCAATTTTCTCTAAATTTCTTTGTACTAAGTCTTTATATCTCATAATAAAATTCTAAGAGGATTTCTAGTGCTTCCTCAATCGTATTAAATATACGAACACCCTTTAGTTTTTCCAAATCTGTTTGAGATAAAATATAAATATATTCTTCTGGGGTTCTTTTGTAGTAAATGATTGGGTAAGATTCTGTTTTAAAATTTTCCTCTAACCAGTCACCCATTAATCCATTTAATTCAACATCTATATCTGTATAGGGAACTTCTAACTTATCAAGTGCACCTTTTAAAATTTGACAGTAATTACAATGTGGAAGTGTATATAACGTGATGTCCCCTACCCCTTTTTTATCTATTTCCTTTACCCCCATTTCATAAATATTTAATTTTTTAAATCTCTCGTACCCCAAAGGTAATGTTTTATTTTTGCTTCTCCAAATTTTCTTGTAGGAGCTTTATAAATTTCTTTACTTTTTTTATCCCCTCTTCAAATTTATTTTCTTCAAATAAAGGTAATAAATCTGTTTGTAAAGCGGAAATAGTTTCATTACTACTTTTTTGATCCATTTTTTTATACATTGGATCTTCTCCTTCAAAAAGATAATTAAATGAATCTAAGGACATAGATAATAATTGGTTTTTCATTTGTCCTAATTCACCATAACTTTTTTCTAAATCATTTATTGTATTTTTAAGTAAATCTTCCATATATTTGTATATATTATTTTATTGTAATTCAATTAAATTAAGGGCAGAACCTGCGAGTATAATTATAAGTAATACTACTAATCCAATACCACACCAAACTGCTATTTTAAATGATGTTTCTTTACTCTCTCTATCGTAATAAGGGTGTTTTTCCATTAGTATACTTGATCTTGTAATTGTATTCTTAGTTCCTCAATTTTCTCTTTAGCAGAATTTATATAACCATCCTCAAGTAATTCTTGAATTTGACCAACTACCATATATAGTCTAAATAACTTATCTTTATTCATAACTTAAATTTATAATATTTAATAGTATCTTCTTTTATAATCTCCTTAATTTCAGGTTCACCTAGGTCAACTAGTTTTTCTAATAGATAAGGATCTTTAGAGTGTATATAATCAATAGTAGATTGCATGTAAATTAAACTCATAACATCTTTATTTTAGATTTTGCCTCGTACCAATTCATCATATCAATATATTCATTGGTTGTTTTAATACGGTATTTCGCCTTTAATAGCTCGTTACCGCACTTATATTCGTGCATTTTAATTAGATCTGTTGGCTCAACTACATCTAATAAGGATTTTGGGAGGAATTCTTGTAAATCCTCTCTCATCTCTTTTAAAGTATTTTTAATCCACTGTTTCATTATAAATTTCTATTTATATAAGAATTTGTATGTTCGTTTTTATATCCAAAAAACTCCACCCATCCTTCTTCTGAAGTTAGAGGTTTAAAAGGGTTAATATCTTTTCTTATAAAAAAAGCATCCGATCCTCTAGATTCTGAATACACATAATCATATCCTAATCTATTGGCCTGATTTACTAATGATAGTAGACTAGCCCCGAATTTTATATGAGGAAATAAACATATATAATTTTCATCATATCCCATTACATATTCAGAAGTAGAACTAAAATTTCCATTATACTCCATTACGATTACTCTAGGTTTATAATTACTTAATGCTTCTCTAATGTGATAATCATTACCATCTATGTCTATAGAAATTAAATCTAATTCTTGAGGAATATTATATTTTTCAAAAATATTTTCAACATTAGTTTTAGTTACACATTCTACATGCATAATAGTATTAACAGGTATATTAGGCCTTGGAAAACAATCTATCCAAAGTAAATTAAAACCAGAATGAGACAATAATTCAGTATTAGTATTATGCCCTTCACTTACTCCAATTTCAACAGCTACCTTATTAGTATAACCAATTTCATTAAATATATGTTGAAGTACTCCATCTACTCCTGACATAGAATAAATACTTTTTTCATTTTCTACTGAAATATTTTTCATTTTTTAAACAAGTTATTGCCCCCTTTCGGGGGCATTTAATTGAATTAAATTAATTCTAATGCTACAGCGAACATTTTTTTATTAACATCCATATCTTGCTTGAAATTCTTAATAGGTCTAGCATTTCTACCTAAATATTCCATATTAACATTCTCGTATTTAGCATATTTCTCTCCATTGAAATATCTAAAATTACCTTCTATAATATTCTCTTGTTGTCTATTAAATACACTCCATAAATCAACTCCATTATCTTCTTTTCTTTGAGAATAATTTATAGATTTTGGCTGATAATCATCATAAGCATTACCTGTACCTTCTAACCTAATATCAAGTAACTTTTTAGCTAATTCAAGTTGTTGATTTTCATCTAATTCAATTTGCTTCATTTTATTCATTGACTCAACAGTAACATCTAAATTAGCAACCATTTCCTTAATTAATGACTGTAATGCTTCAAAATCATAACCCATATGTCTAATGGAATAATCTTCAAATGACTCGTCGGCAATAACTAAACCATTTTCACATATCATTCTGAATAAACCAGCTTGGAATTTAAATGCATTTTTACCATCGTGTGAATTAGTAAGTAAAATCTGTGGATAAACTGTATCTCCATCTTCACCAGTAATTACTACATCGTCATTTCTAAACACTACTAAGTGTTTTTGATAACCAATAGTTGTATCTTTACGAGCAGCAACTTCTTTTACATCTGCTACTTTCCATCCTAATACCTCTAAATCTCTAATTACTCTATCTGTTGGAATGTGTGTATACTTATCGGAAGTATCTTTACTACCATTAGTAGTAAATACGGAAGGAGCTATTTCTTTAATCTCCTCTAAACTTAAAAACTCTGTACTTTGTAAATTTATCATAACCTTTTTTTTATTTATTTATGCCGTAAATATACGAAAGGCCACTCGGGCAGCCAAGCCTCCCGTACATTAACTTTAAAGTACTTGTCGATATGAAAATCTTTTTTAAAATTTTTTTTTAAGACTCGCGAACTTGACTCAAAACCCGTTTAAAGGGACTCGTAAGAAAAAGTACTCGATGAAGGTGTCTATCCACAATTACAATCCTCGCAATTACAATCTTTCTCTACCGGTTGTTTCTTACCAATACCGGTAACTGCGAATTTAAACAAACCAAGTATCCTCTTCCAAAGAGGGAGTTGTTGATTGTTTACTTGCTCGGCCGCTAAGCGGCGTTTTGCTTCTTTTGTTTTGAATATGTTTTTCATTAATTAATTTTAAATTACCAATATATTGAGCGTGTGTAATGTTCCCCGATAAATATTGGTTAAATAACGTTTGTTCTGTCATAACTGATTGAGGTGCGATATTAGAAGTAATCTGATGACTTGATATCGTCTAATTTAATTTTATTTTTGTCTTTACAGATTCTATCTGAAACATAAGTTTGAAGCACGCTGGGAATAAAAGCATGTATAAATAAAGCCAGGGACAATCGCATAGCGAATGCCCAATGCCTAATGTACGATAAACCCGAATCACGCAGGTGCTCCATATCTTATTATAATCTCGGTTTCCCGGCTTCCGCCATATTAGCCTTCTTATACGGTGTGATTAATTTCTTGATTACACCCGCCGCCTTTCTTGCTCTCTGTTGAGATGCCTTAGTGGTACCGTTATTCTCACCCTGTAGGATATTGAATTGTTCTACTATCTGATTGAATATTTCTTGTTTACTCATTGTTTTTGATTTATTATTATTGAATTGAATATTTTTCTCGTTGCCCATCCATAACCATTCTTTTTTTATCATATTATATATTTGTATATACGCATCGATGTGTAAAGATCGTTATAACCCTATGAATCACACAACACTTTTTTACGTGACCGCGCCCCGTCGATGGACCGCGGCTAGCGTGGGAGCGGATCGCTATAGGGCCGCTATCGGCCCGCTATCACCACGAACTTTCGTCTTCCTCGTAAAATTCGTCCTCTCCATAATCTTCATACACTCCGGCGCTCTCGTCGTCCATTATGCCATCTAGCGCGCTTAATATTTTCTCCATTGGATTTTTAACACTTCCGGCCACATCGCTGGCTAAATTAGCATTATCAGCTTCTTCTACATATGCCTCAACGTCTTCCATTATCATTTCAAGTTCGTTATATATTTCTTTTAATGTTGCCATATCGCTTGTTTACCCGTAAATATACAAAGGATCGCTCCCCCACCCAAGGATAGGGCGGGAAGAGAATGTGTGGCGGGTATAATTTTGACGTGAAGCGGAAAATATGTCTATACCCAATCCCACCTTAACACGATCCATAGGAAATGTAATTTAAATGTCTCATATTGAGCCTCCCCGTCCGCCGGAAAGTATTGGAAACCTACTAAACATTGTAACGTGGGGTGCATTATCTCTATCTTAAATCCCATCGGCTTGCCTGGCTCAATATTAAAGTCATCTAATATACTCATTTACGCTGCTATAGGGCTGATTAACCCGATTGAACATTTTACTCTACCGAACATATTCTCCAGCGTATATGTCTTTCTATTCATTTTTACCACTGTATATTCACCACCCGCTTTCTTGTGGTTAACAGTTACTTTATCACCAACTTTAATTTTATTTAAAGCGATAATTTGCTTGCCCTGAATTAAAGCATTTACTTGACCTTTCAATCTTTGTAAATCGCTTAAACATAAATCTTGTAATTCTGAATATTTAATCATAACCTTTACTTTTAATTTCACCGTAAATATACGAACATTACCTCGCTACTCCAAATAAAACACGCGTTGCTTTATGAACAACGTATATACTTTTTGTTCGTAATAAAATTTGGTTGCCTCAACGCATGTAAGTATACACCGTGACTTGCCCACTTAATATAATACGGCTATACTTGGTTATATAACGATGTGAAAATTTAACTTATAATGTGGAGGTCCACCTTATTTGATATATGTATGTGCTTATATAATGCGTTTACGCGTTGTAACAATGCGATAGATAGGGTAAGGTGGAGGTATAACTTGGAGATGAGGCCGTGCGTTATATCGCAAGCACTCGCGTGTGTGGTTTACTCCTCCACATCAATAGTGTATAATTATACCCAGCTATTTACCCCTATTTACTTGCCTATCTACCCACCAATTAATGAATTCCCACGCAAAGTATTTCCACACTTCCCACGCAATGATTATCCCAATTATTTTAAGCCATATGGTAAGTATTGTTGTTATCATGCGTATACTTTTATTAGTAACCAAGCGTAATTAACGGCTACAAACACGAACAACACTATACCCAATACGAGTAATGTCCACTCCACTTTATCGTTGTTCCAATTGTTATTCATGTATATATGTAGGCGTTAATGACACATTCATATAAAAACTTTTCTGAGTCTTATTCGTAATGCTCGTCGCTGGGATTATTATTATATTTTGTTTTATTTTGTTCGTTTATTTCGATTTGGTCTTTAGCTTTATATAATTTAGCTAGATCCTCTTCCCTATTTTTTACATCACCTTTAGGCCATAGAAAACCTAATAATACAAACATCCAAGTATATTCTAATATGTAACCTATTGTTTTTTTCATTTAAGTGGTTTTTAAAGTAAATATAATATTCCCTGCTAAACATATTCTATCCTCATTATCATTATGAATAGGAACCGAATGTTTAACATTGCCGGGAAAAACTATTAATGTATTGCTAACAGGATGAATTTCAAAATTATTATCATTAAAACAAATAGGAGTAGATCCATTTGATTGTAAATAATAAACAAATGATAAATGATAAGGTTTATGGTCATGGGCTATTGTATAATCATCTTTTTTATATATAGTTGTCCAAGCACTTTCCATCCATAAACCCCATATTTCATTTTTATGCCCAAAGTTTAAATAATTTAAATCGTAAATTGCTTCATTTATTTTATGGCAAATCTCTTCAAGTATAGTAGATTGCCTAAACACTTGCCAATTAGACATAGTCCCTTTTACGTTTGTTTGTTGATTTTGAGTATCTCCCACCCTATAAGCTTCTTTAACACCTTCAAGTCTTAATTCATCAGGGATTTGAAGTTTCATCTCTGAGATTTCTGTAGATGATATTACATGATGTCTATTAATTATCATTTTGTTTATTGTATAACCTTAATTATTTTAGATTCAACTAATGATGTGATTTTAAAATTATCCATTGTTCCCTCTAATGTCTTATATGTTTTTGCTTCTGCTTCTGTCCCTGACATTGCATCCACTAGGTATACCTCTCTTGTTTTTTGTATTCTACCTCTATCGTTTTCTGTTTCGAACTGTACTGTTACTTGCCAATATGTCATTTTTACTTATTTAAATTAAACTGCGTTTCGTTTTACTAACTCTAATCTAATCGCTTCCTTTTTACGTCTGTAACTAGGGCTTGTATAGAATTCTTTTAATTCCTTAGTTGAGATACTTTCTACATTGTAATGTTTCCATGTCCATTGTTTAGTCATTTTACCTCTAGCATCTCTCTTATATTCTTTAACTGATGGTTTTATTTTTGCTCCCATATTATATCTAAAATTTTATTAACCGTTTTTTTATTTGTCTTTATTGTATTATAATCCAC